TTGACTTACCAGACTGTCTTGGAAGTTTGCAGATTGTGAAACGATTTTTGTGAAATGTACCAACCATTTCTTTTTGAAACTTATATAGTTTAAAAGGTACTAGTCCTTCATCAAGAGAAACAATTCGTATGTAGTTTTCGATAAAGTACAGAGGATTGTCCATGCACTTCGTATATTCTGTAACTTGTTCCTCTGTCCACTCGACAGATACGTTGGCTTTCTTTAGGTTAGGATTACCTAGATAGTTATTTCCATTCTGGAGCATTTTTAAACTCTCTATTTTTTATCCTTCAATACTTTTTGTAACTCTGCGGTTGAACCAACAAACAATGCGTTGGTTACATTTTTCGGTGCGGTGTTGGGAACTTCTTTCAGTCGTTTCATCTTCTCTTGCAAGTCTCCAAGTTTCTCTGTCACCTCTGCAACCTGTTTGATAAGATTACCAGCTACCTCGTAGGTTCTGGGGTGGTCTGACTCTCTTGCAATCTCCAGAATACCCTCGATTGCGTCCGAACCTCTTTCAATCAGATTGTAAAAGTTCTCTCGTTGATACTTATAGTCTGCATCGAGATCTTCTAGATTATCTGACGGTCTTGGAACAACTGTCTTGTGAGTTGCAACCGACAACTCTTTCTCAACAGGATCGATGACACCAAGAGCCTCATCAATAATATTCGCAACCTCTTTCATTATGTACCGATGCCACTAGTGTCAGTTGTCGTATCATCGTTTCCAGTTTCAGCATTGTAGTCTTTTGCATCTTGGTAGAAAGACGTTGTTTCATTAAATCCAAAATCATCATCTGCATCAGCAGATGCTGGATTTGGTGCAACAGTATATCGTTGCTCTCTTTTTGGAGCTGCATCAGGTAAGTCTGTGTATTGATCGACTTGCACTGTCTTGATGACGTTCTGTGATGTAACAGGCCCATACAAATAAAACTTCGAGGTAAAACTTAGTGTATAGATAATTGCTCGTCTTTCTGTAAACTCACCTCGATAGTTATCTTCGTAACTAATACTGTTCAATACAATCGGAACATCCCTTTTGATTCCCATGTCCGTCATGTCTTTTATTGTCAAAGTGTAATCGGGTTGGAAGTAAGGAAGTATCTGTTCTACAATTTGAAGTGCATCATCAGACTGTTTAGCCATTGCGTACAACTCAATGTCTAAGTTGTAAGGAACGGGCATATACTGCGAGTCTAACTTACCAGAGTCATCTGAACTGGACTTGACTTTTCTAAACTTCTGTACACGATTTAGTTTTCGTGTTGTATCATAAGAAAGGTTTTGAATCTCAAATCCTAATCGTGGTAGAGTAATCGCAACCTTGCTATCCTGACTTGGATCTTGGTCTAGTCTTTGCAACCACTTCTGTCTTGGCCCATACGCAAGGGGAACCTTCATCGTCTGTACGATAGTTCCACTATTGTTTTTGCGAACCATATGTATATTGTTAAATAGTGTACCAAATGCAACAATTACATTTCGCATTGTTTCATGGTAAAATTGTTGTCCTAACATTATGTGCCTCCAGCATCTCCAAACGGATTACTCTCTGAAAAATCCAGAACGTCATCATCCAGAGAATCAAATAATTCATTTTGTGCAGTTTTATCTTGTGAACCAGCACTGGTATAATCACCAGTAACAACATCTTCTTGTATCAAGTAAGATGCATCCTCAGTATCCGAACCACCGCCTTCGAGAAGTATGCTCTCACCAACAGAAGTCGAATCATTTTCCATAATAATATTGTCATTCGCATTAGTAGACGAACTATCTGTTCCGTCTAACAACAACAGACCTTGATCGGTTATACTATGGAATATTCTGATATCTTCGTTAACCGCACTTGATTGTTCCAAAGTAAATTGATGCTCAAGTGCGTCTTGTTGTAAGTCATCCTCAATTTCATCAATCGCAGTAATACCTGTACCAATTTCTTCGTGACTATATTCGTATTGTTTACATCGTAACTTGTATACAGGATTGTTGTCTAGCTGATAAAACGGATCATCATGATCTACGAAACTAACCTCAAACATTCTGGATAGTGTCGGATGATAAACCAAATCTCCTTCCTGTGGTCTGTCTGCATCTGTTGTTGCAGTATCAGTCAATAGGTAAAACTCTGTACCACTTTCCTCTGAGAGAATAAAAGATGTGTCATCATTCTCCTGTATAATTTGATCTCCAGCATTTGTGCTTGAACTGTCAGTTCCATTCAATTCTATAAAACTTTTTGTCGGTGTATCCAACACCGCAGACAAAGAAGATCTTGGTATCGAACCAGCCTCAAGTAAAACAGAACCACCAGTTGTACCTGTTCCGTCCTCAAGAGTAATCTGACTATCCATCTGCTGAAATCTTTGTTTGGACACAACGGAAGTAATTTCGTTTCGGTTTTCCAAACCAAACTGCGACATAATTTCTTTCTCACCTTGAAACCCACCCTCTGCATCTTCGATGTACATTTCAATCGGGTGCTGTGTAGTGAACTTGGAAAGTGAATCTTCACCTAGTAGGCTATCTATTGCAACGGTTGTTCTATCCACATAGTAAACATCGTGACCATAAATCTGTATGGCCTCTTTAATTAAATCACGATACAGATTTTGTTCTACCGTAAGTGCAGATACATTATTGGTATGGAACGCTCTATTGACTGCCATGTTATCCTACCATATAATCTATTGGAGTTTCAAATGCAAGTTGTATCTGTTCCTCTAGTCGTTGTATTTCTTCTTGTGCTTGCGAGAATATATCTGCACCGTTCATTGTTACTCCACCCAACATTTGCACACCGTTAAACTTGGAAAGGTTTGCACCCCACTGTTTTTTTATCAGTGCGGTTGCATATCGTTTCAGATATATGTCATCATAAATGTCTGTGTAGCTTGTTGGGTCTAACTTACGATAGCACTCTATGATAATGAAGTCATCTGCGTTTACATCATTTGTCCAATCCATATCTAAGTACAAACGGTTCTGGTGCTGATTAAATCGTATGGGTACTTCCCCTGTCAATATGTGTGAAAGATAATCAATGTGTTGCATTGTCATCTGGTAATGAATGATTGACGTAGAAGAAAAATCGTACAGGTCATTCAATCTTAGTTGATACCGAATGTCAAACATATTGTTTGTTGAAGAGTCATCGAAAGGAAATACTTGTGTCACTGATACCACAGCATCGGGAACTGGTATAAATCCCTTTCCTTCTAACCAATCTGCTTTGACTGTGCTATCTAACTTGTCGGTTGCAGTTGCAGTATCGTTAGTTGCAGCTCTATCAATCTCTGCCTGTGTAATCTTATGTTTAAGATACATTCTCTCGACACCATCATAATGATACTGTATGAAGTACTGAAGTGCTTCATCTATGCGGTCATCCACTTGGTCATCAGATACATTAATGTCGATAACACCGAAACCCAAGTTTCTAAGGCAGTAATCTTTTAATGTTGCTTTTGTGGTTGGTATTGCCATAATTAGTACCCCTTTTTACTATTTAGGTTATTTTATCCTTGTATACTCCACCTATCTTGAACATGGTATCCACTATGCATCCTCCAATGTTTTAATTCGTGCTTCGAGTGTATCTATTTTTGCACTTGCTTCTTGTAATGCTGCTGTTAGATATACGGTTAATTTTTCATAAGTAATAAATTTTGTATTACCTAATTCCTCATTTAATGTTTTATCCCGTTTTGTTACATTGCCATCAGAATCGGGTGGGCTTTCACTTAAATCAGGAACAGGAGCTTCTTTAACAACATGGCTAAAAATTGATTCTACTTCTTGAGCAATAAATCCTATTTGTTCGTCAGTGTCTTTTGAACCTTGATCTGAATTAGCTTTCCATTTGTAATAAGTTGGTTTTAGTTGATTAACTTTTGCTAAAATTCCATCAGACGTTGTAACACGACTTTGGATATCTTTTAAACGACTATCTGAGTTAGTATAATTTCCTGAAATATAAGAGTGACCATTCCCGTATAGACTATATGCTGTGGAGCTAGGCGAATATCCTAAAATACCATAAGTAGTACCATCATTATCATAACCTATCATTCCACCAGCACTTGCTCCTAATGTTCGTCCGTAGATGGCATAATTATCAGCACTTTGGCCATAAATCCCATAATTAGAAGATACCGTTCCATCTTGTATAAAATACCCTGCTGTGGTTCTACCTGCTGTAACATAAGCCCCAGAACCATTACTGTTAGTAGAATATATCCCATACCCTTGCCCGTCATTTACAATATTAATAAGTTGAGAAGTGCTACTTGCATTGTCTTGCTTTGCATCAATAACGTAATGTCCTGTCTCATTGTTATACACGTTTAATGTACAGGATGTACTTGCAGTAGTTCCTATTCCTACTTCTCCTGCTGAATTAATATCTATAGCACTTGGGGCTGACGCACTTCCTATTTTTCCGCTATCAGGAACCTGTATCCCTGAACCTGAAACCGTAAGGCCAAGAGTATACGACCCATTTACTATTGTCGCTATTTGGAAATTAGAATCTTCAGTTCCATCACTTACATCAGTGGACTGCACACTGATTTGTGCGGCAGTGAACTGTTGGTTATTATCATTTTCCGTCTTCCAAAGAATAGTTCCTGAGTAATCATCATCAGCAGGACTATCGCTGGTTCGATTAAAAGTAAGTTTTGGGCCACCACCAGCACCAGAGTCATTAGAATCTATTTGTAAAACTGTAGCATTGTCTCCAGCAGATAACGTAACGCCAGTGTCAGCAACGTGCGTTAAAGTTACATCTCCGTCTGCACCAAAGCTAATAACTGAAGCATCTGATAATAACTTAACGTCATCTCCAAACACAGCGTCTTTTACAACAGACAAACCACCATCAGTTTGTAACGCACCATCAGTCGTACTGGTTGCTTCGGTTGCGTCATCGGTTATGAGTCTACCTCCAGCAGTAACAAGTCCTGTTGTTGTGACAGTATCAATATATCCATCTTTCCAATATTTTGCAGAAGAACCTAAATCTACATCACTATCTGTAGTTGGTCTGAATACACCATCAAGTAATAAAATTTGTGAAGTACCATCAATATCAAAAACAATTCTATTATCAGTGCTGAAATCTATGTTTGCGTGAGATGAACCATATCCAATTGCTAACGATGTATTGTATATGGAAGTTATAGCGGTTTGTGCGGCCGCCATTCTCGCGGCTGCAAGTGTACCTGATCCAACATTGGAAGCGTTGGTAGTGTCCGTTGTCGCTGATGACGCCAATGCACTTCCATTGACGGTAATTGCATCTGCTTCTAGTGTCCCATCAATATCAACGTCACCAGAGATGTCTAACTCAACAGCAATAATTTTGTTATTGAAGGTTGCATCTCCTGCCGCAGCCATATCAATATCCAGTGCGGTTATCCCAGAGGAATCGTCCGTTCCTTTTATTGTAAAGTTTTTATCTGCGGTGGGAACTGTTAACACCGCATCCCCACTGTTAGCATTTGTTAGAGATATTAGACTTACGTTGTTTGCATAAAAATGTATTTCATTTGCAGTTTCAAAATCAATCTTGGTTTGATCATCTTCACCAATTTTAATATCAGTCGCAAGTAAATCAATATTTGCAGAACCATCAAAAGAAACCCCACCAATAGTTCTTGCAGTTGCCAAAGCGGTGGCGGTATCTGCATTACCAGTAACATCGCCTGTTAAAGGCCCTGCAAAAGCATCTGACGTAACTGTGCCATCAAAAAACGCATCTTTAAATTCTACTGAACTTGTTCCTAAATCTATGTCATTATCTGTAACAGGAACCAAAGCACCATCAACAAGTTTTATTTGATGTTCATTTGCCGCATAGAAATGTATCTCATCAGCAGTTTCAAAATCTATTTTAGTTTGATCGTCCTCACCAATTTTAATATCAGTCGCAAGTAAAGATGTGACAGTAGTTTGTGCAGCTGCGAGTGCAAAGTCTAATGTGTTGTCACCGTCTTGGTAAGTTACCGTTATTCCTGTCTCTGTATTAGAACCAACCATTGCACCAACGGTATCAGAAATAGTTTCTGCTAGAGAAGTACCGTTAACGGTGATTGCATCTGCCTCTAGTGTACCGTCAATATCTGCATCACCAGAAACATCTAATGATACTGCATCTACCTCACCAGCAACAGTCAACACACCATCTGCGACAGTCATCAAATCTGTATCGTCTGTATGTCCTATGGTTGCACCATTGACTACAACATTGTCCACTGTGAGTGCAGTCAGTGTTCCCAGAGAGGTTATGTTAGTTTGGGCTGCGGTTGTCAGAGTAACATCTGCAATATACGTTTTGATTCTGGACGCAGCGGTTTTTCTATTCGTACCGCCCGCAGCATCATCGACAATAAACAAATCTGCGTCTGCAAGACCAGCACCAATGTCTGTACCACCGTCAATATCCAAGTCTGCAAGATCAATACTTCCATCAGGAAATACAGGTGCTTGAGAAAAGGTCACGACACCATTAGATGCGATTGCAATAGAGTCTGTATCTGAAGTGTGACCTATATTCGTTCCATTGATAATAATATTGTCAACGGTTAGAGTTGTTAAAGTACCAAGTGAAGTGACGTTGCCTTGTGCAGCTGTTGAGAGTGTTCCAGCAAGTTCACCAGAAGAACCATAAATAACTGCTTTAGAATTTACAACACTATTTGCACTCGAACCATCTAACAGATTAAGTTCAGCAGCAGTTGATGTAACATTTGTCCCACCAATATCTAAAGTGGTCATCTGCACTTCGCCTGCAACTGTTAATATACCATCAGCAACAGTCATCAAGTCTGTATCGTCTGTATGTCCTATGGTTGCACCATTGACTACAACATTATCTACCGTCAATGCGGTTAGTGTTCCAAGTGAAGTAATATTACCTTGTGCGGCTGTGGACAGAGTTCCAGCGATTGTACCACCAGAGACATTGATACCAGCACTGAATACTGGTATTTGATTCATGGTCACTACTCCATCAGAGGCAATCGCAATTGCATCTGTATCGGACGCAGAACCGATATTGCCAGCATCTGCGATTACTAGACCAGCACCAGAGGTGATGACTGCACCAGAAACTATTTCATCGTTGAAGGTTGCTTTACCAGCCGCACTACCATCGATGGTTAGGAATGTTGTATCAGATCCACCGTCCGTTCCCTTCAGAATTATATCAGAGTTGTTTGCAGCTGCATCGATTGTGATGTCACCAGAACTTGTTGTGATGTTGACGGCTGCATCACCAGCAGAAATATCATCAGCGGCA